ATGGAAATCAGATACAATGTGACTGGCGCAAAGCGCAAGGAACTGGTCAAGGTCATCTCGGATACCACGGGTGCCAGGGCGGAATACAAATTCATGCCCACCTGCAATTATGAGATCGACTATTTCACGGTCACTAAGGACGGGACGCTCCTGTTTGACGACCGTGCTTACAGTGATGAAGTTGAAAAGGTTCTGGAGGCCATCGCAGCAGCAGACTTTGAATGCGAGGCGCAGGACGGCGAGGAACAGCCCTCCGAGGATGAATCCGAAGCTGCCGACACGGCGCCACAGAACGAATCCGTGGGGCTTACCGTGGAGATCCCGCTGGACAAGGTGGCGGTGGGTAACCTCACCAAGCTGCTGGACGCCAAGGGCAGCCTGATCAAAAAGGCGTTCGGTGTAAATGCTCTGCCCATCGAGATTCAGGAAGACCGGGTAATCTTCCCCTGGTTCCCGGAGCTGCCTGATGGCAATGAAGTCAAAGCCTATACCCACTTCATTTCCGCGCTCTGCGAGATGAGCAAAAACGCCAAGCGGGTGACTGTAACCGAAAAGCCGGTGGAGAACGAGAAATACGCATTCCGCTGCTTTCTCCTGCGGCTTGGCTTTATCGGCAGCGAGTACAAGACAGAGAGAAAGATTCTGCTGAAGAACCTCTCCGGGTCCTCAGCATTCAAGAACGGAGGTGCTGACCATGCGGTTTCCGAGTAAGACAATCGTGGAACGCATCCGCAGAGAGTACCCGACCGGCACTCGTGTGGAGCTGGTGCAGATGGACGATCCCCAGGCACCGCCTATCGGCACAAAGGGAACCATCATTGGAGTGGATGACACCGGTTCCCTTCTCATGCGATGGGACAACGGATGTAGATTGAACGTGGTTTACGAAGAGGATGTTGTGAAGAAAGTGGGTGACCGCTATGTTGAATAATATTCTGAAAGACTTATTTTATGGAAACATCAATCCGAATGAAAAGCAGTTTGACCGTAATTCGGAGTATGGAAAGGCTGCTGCCGGTTTGGTCGATGAAGAAGAAAAACTCAGGTCCACGCTGGATCAGGAAGCAAGCTCAGTCCTTAATAAAATGATTTGTCTACAAGCAACTATCGCGGGCATGACTGCTGAAGAATACTTTATCGATGGACTGCGTACAGGCTTCCGACTCGCTCTCGCTATATTCGATGAGGAGGAAAACGGCTCTCTTAAACCAATATCGGATAGTGGAAATGGGCTGTAAACTACACAATATCCTGCGGTTTTCTTTGTGTAGTATATTATCGGAAATGGACTTGCTATTATCCTCTTTTAGAGCGAATATGTGTACACCGAAAGGGAAAACACACCAAACGAAAACGGAGGAATCACCATGAACGAGAAAACAGCAAGGCAGATCGCAGAGATGAAAAACCAGACCATCGGAGTCGAGGTTGAGATGAACAGCATCAGCCGGGATAAAGCCGCCAGACTGGCCGCCGAGTTCTTTGGCACTGGGCGCTTTGAGAACACCGCAGGCCGAAACGGATACTACACCTGGTCGGCCTGGGATGCCCAGGGCCGCGAATGGAAATTTCAGCGGGATGTCAGCATCGCAGGACCGGACAGCGAAAAATGTGAACTGGTCACCCCGATCCTAACCTACACGGACATGGAAACACTGCAGGAGCTTATCCGCCGCCTGAGAAAAGCGGGAGCAAAGAGTGATGCCTCCAGAGGATGCGGAGTTCACATCCATATCGGTGCCAAAGGCCACACACCGCAAACTCTCCGCAACCTGGCCAACATCATGGCCAGTCACGAGATGCTTCTGGCAAGTGCCCTGGACCTCGACCGGGGGCGGATGCACCGCTACTGCCGCACGGTTGACCAGCGGTTCCTGGACCAGCTCAACCGCAGAAAGCCCCGCACTATGGCGCAACTTGCGGATGTTTGGTACACAAGCCAGAATGCCAACTACGGCAGAAGCCAGCACTACAATGACAGCCGCTACCATATGCTCAACCTCCACGCCACCTTCACCAAAGGCACGGTTGAGTTCCGGCTTTTCCAGTTCGATGAACCCGCAAACGGTAAACAGAACGGCCTTCACGCAGGGCAGCTTAAAAGCTACATCCAGCTTTGCCTGGCCCTCAGCCAGATGGCAAAGACGGTGCGAACCGCAAGCCCCAAGCCCCAGCAGACCGAGAACCCCAAATACGCCATGCGCACTTGGCTCCTCCGCTTGGGCTTCATCGGTGAGGAGTTTGAAACCGCACGGGACATTCTGACCCGCCGCCTTTTCGGTGACGCGGCCTTCAGAAACGGCAGAGCAGCTGCTTGAAGGACGCAGCCAAGAGGCCCCCGAACCCGCTGAGGCGGGCTTTCGGTGGTAGAAGGCAACTTCGGAAAGGATGGTAATGACTATGGAAAAAAGATACTACATCGCTTACGGGAGCAACCTCAATGTAAATCAAATGCGTTGGCGCTGCCCTGGGGCAAGGATTATTGGAACTTCGGAATTGCAGGATTTTCGGCTTATGTTTAAAGGGAGCAAGACCGGCTCCTATCTGACGGTGGAACCGGAACAGGGCTGCAAAGTACCCGTTGCAGTGTGGGAGGTTACCGCCGAGGACGAGTTGGCTCTCGATCGGTACGAAGGATACCCGACATTCTATTACAAGACGGAGCTAAAGCTTGATATCAAAGGAATCCGCACGGGAAGGATTCGGAAACGCCGGGTTTTTGTTTACATCATGCACGAGGATCGGCAGTTCGGCATCCCTTCAGATTCCTACCTGAGTGTTTGTGCACAGGGTTACCGATTCTTTGGCTTCCCGACAGACCGCTTGCTGGAAGCCTATCAGTACAGTAAGGAAAGGGTGAAACACTATGAAGAGTAATGTGACGCGGTTGTCAATCTGCCCCCGCTGTGGCAAGCCATTCACGGAAGCACCTGCTCTTTCCAGGCTGGACAACGAGAGCCTCATCTGCCCGGATTGCGGCACACGGGAGGCACTGGACAGCATTGGTGTTTCACCAGAGGAGCAGGACGCCATAATCCAGACCATCCACCGCTACCAGCGGTCGGAATAAAGCCGTAAAGCACACAATATCCAAGCGCCATGTTTGTGTAGTATATTCCTCCGAATTGACTTGCTATTATTCGCTTTTAGAGCGAATATGTACACACCGAAAGGGAAAACACCACCGAATTGGAGGACACGAACATGAAGAAAACTACTGCTCAGAAGGCCGCATCCTACCGCCTGCCGGAAGCCACCACCCCGGAAATGCTGGAAGTGAGGTTGATGAACGACCGGGGTACCCTGTTAACCTTTGACGACCGAATCCTTGTCGCCGGGTATTTCTACGATCCCAGCGGACGGTGCTACTACGGTGCAGCCTACCGCTTCACCACCGAGGACCACACCTGCGAAGGCGAAATCAAGCTGGTCAGCATTTCGGATGAAACTTTCCTCGACAATGGACACGCCATTGCCTGGGCGATGCAACAGTAAAACAAATACACTAATCAGGGACTGAGCCGAGAGGCTCTGTTCCTCGTTACAGCCGATAAGGGCTGTTTTTTTATGCTCTTTTTTAGGAGGTGACCGCATATCAGAAAGCTGAAAAAGTATAAACCCACCTCATTCATGGCAAAGGATTCTCACTACGACCAATCTGCTGCTGATTATGCGGTGGGCTTTATTGAATGTCTCTGCCACACCAAAGGCACCTGGGCGGGAAAACCCTTTGAACTGATCGATTGGCAGGAACAGATCATCCGGGATGTGTTCGGAACGATTAAGCCAAACGGCTATCGGCAGTTCAACACCGCATACATCGAGATCCCCAAAAAGCAAGGCAAATCGGAACTCGCAGCCGCTGTCGCTCTACTTCTCACCTGTGGTGATGGAGAGGAACGTGCCGAGGTGTACGGCTGTGCCGCCGACCGCAACCAGGCAAAAATCGTTTTTGATGTGGCGGTGGATATGGTTCGGCTCTGTCCCGCCCTTGCAAAGCGGGTCAAAATACAGGAGTCGCAAAAACGGCTGACCTACCTTCCAACCAACAGCTTCTACCAGGTACTGTCGGCAGATGTGGCAAACAAGCACGGCTTCAACACCCATGGCGTTATTTTCGATGAGCTGCATACCCAGCCCAATCGGAAGTTGTTTGATGTTATGACCAAAGGCTCCGGTGATGCCAGAATGCAGCCGCTTTACTTTCTGATCACCACAGCCGGGACAGACACCCAGAGTATTTGTTATGAAACACACCAAAAGGCACTGGACATTATTGAAGGACGCAAACATGACCCCACATTCTATCCGGTGATCTACGGAGCCGCAGAAAATGAGGATTGGACAGATCCGAAAGTTTGGAAGAAAGCCAATCCCTCTCTCGGTATCACAGTGGGGATTGATAAGGTCAAAGCCGCCTGCGAATCTGCGAAGCAGAACCCCGGCGAAGAGAACTCCTTCCGACAGCTTCGGCTGAACCAGTGGGTCAAACAGGCGGTGCGTTGGATGCCAATGGATAAATGGGATGCCTGTTCATTTGCCGTTGACCCGGAAAGTTTGGAAGGCCGGGTTTGCTACGGCGGTCTCGACCTTTCCTCCTCTACGGATATCACCGCTTTCGTGCTGGTGTTCCCGCCAGAGGATGAGACGGATAAGTATTCGGTACTCCCTTTTTTCTGGATACCGGAGGATAACATTGACCTGCGTGTCCGCCGGGATCATGTGATGTACGACCTTTGGGAGAGGCAGGGCTATCTGCAAACCACGGAAGGCAATGTGGTTCATTATGGCTACATTGAAAAGTTCATCGAAGAACTGGGCAAACAGTACAACATCCGTGAGATTGCCTTTGACCGCTGGGGTGCTGTTCAAATGGTGCAAAACCTTGAAGGGATGGGCTTTACCGTAGTGCCCTTTGGACAGGGCTTTAAGGATATGTCTCCGCCTACCAAGGAACTGATGAAGCTGGTGCTGGAGCAGAAAATTGCCCACGGTGGTCATCCTGTTCTCCGCTGGATGATGGATAACATTTTCATCCGCACTGACCCGGCTGGAAACATCAAAGCCGATAAAGCGAAATCAACAGAAAAAATAGACGGTGCCGTTGCCACCATCATGGCTTTGGATAGAGCCATTCGATGCGGCAACGAGAACGGTGCTTCGGTCTACGATGACCGGGGCATTTTGTTTATTTGAGAGGAGTGATAATGCATGAGTATTTTCAGCGGCTTATTCAAATCCCGCGATAAGCCTCAAAACAGCACCGCAGGAAGCGGCTACCGTTTCTACCTTGGCGGGACAACTTCCGGCAAAGCCGTGACGGAACGCTCTGCCATGCAGATGACGGCGGTGTATTCCTGTGTGCGCATTCTCGCAGAAGCGGTGGCTGGTCTTCCGCTTCACCTCTACCGATATACGGAGGGCGGTGGCAAGGAAAAAGCCATCGACCATCCGCTGTACCTGCTGCTTCATGATGAACCGAACCCGGAGATGAGTTCTTTTGTGTTCCGGGAAACCCTCATGACGCATCTGCTTCTGTGGGGCAATGCCTATGCCCAGATTATCCGAAACGGCAAAAACGAAGTGGTGGCTCTGTATCCGCTGATGCCTAACAAAATGACGGTAGACCGCGATACCAACGGACATCTTTACTATTCCTACAATCGCGGAAATGACGAAGCTATCCGGGACAAACAATCCACGGTGATTCTTCGTCCTGCCGATGTTCTTCATATCCCAGGTCTGGGTTTTGACGGGCTGGTGGGTTATTCACCCATTGCTATGGCAAAGAACGCCATCGGCATGGCGATTGCCTGCGAGGAATACGGTGCTAAGTTCTTTGCAAACGGAGCGGCTCCCGGCGGTGTCCTGGAACACCCAGGCACTTTGAAGGACCCGCAGCGAATCCGGGAAAGCTGGCAGTCTACCTACGGTGGCACCAGTAATGCCCACCGGATTGCCGTTTTGGAAGAAGGCATGAAGTACACGCCGATTGGGATCTCCCCGGAGCAGGCGCAGTTTTTAGAGACACGAAAATTTCAAATCAATGAGATTGCTCGAATTTTCCGAGTGCCGCCCCATATGGTGGGTGACCTGGAAAAGTCGAGCTTTTCTAATATTGAGCAGCAGTCTTTGGAGTTTGTGAAATACACCCTTGACCCCTGGGTGATCCGCTGGGAGCAATCCATTATGCGGACTCTTCTTTCCCAGGAGGAAAAGGTACAGTATTTTGTCAAATTCAATTTGGAAGGTCTGCTGCGCGGCGACTATCAAAGCCGCATGAACGGGTACGCCATCGGTCGGCAGAACGGCTGGATGTCTGCAAACGATATCCGGGAACTGGAAAACCTCGACCGCATTCCCGCCGAGGAAGGCGGCGACCTGTACCTTATCAACGGCAATATGCTCCCGCTCAAAGATGCTGGGGCTTTTGCAAATACAGAAACAAGCGATGACGGAAAGGAGGAAAATGCCGATGAAGAAGTTCTGGAAGTGGAAGAACAGAATGGTGACCAATCAGGAGAATGCGATGCCGACGGAGGAACGGACGCTGTTTCTCAACGGCACCATCGCCGAGGAAAGCTGGTTTGACGATGACATTACGCCTCAGCTATTTAAGGACGAACTGATGTCCGGCAGCGGTGATATTACCGTCTGGATCAACTCTCCCGGCGGTGACTGTGTGGCTGCCGCCCAAATCTACAATATGCTCATGGACTACAAGGGAAATGTGACCGTGAAAATCGATGGCATTGCGGCTTCAGCTGCATCCGTCATTGCTATGGCGGGTACTAAAGTTCTCATGTCTCCGGTGTCTATGCTCATGATCCACAATCCCATGACCGTGGCTATGGGCGACACAGCAGAAATGCAGAAGGCCATTGAAATGCTGGGGAGCGTAAAAGACTCCATCATCAATGCCTACGAAATCAAGACTGGTCTTTCCCGCGCAAAGCTGTCCCACCTGATGGACGCTGAAACCTGGATGGACGCGACAAAAGCCATGGAACTGGGGTTCGCAGATGCGATCATGACCCGCAACGATTCTTCCGAGGATGTGGAGACGCCTGCGGTTTCCATGCTGTATTCCAAAGCTAATGTAATCAACTCCCTGATGGATAAGATCGCAGCAAAATGCGCTATCCCTCAAAAACCTGATGTTCAGGAAGCAACAGGCCGCTCTGTTGACGAACTCCAAGCGGCTCTGAACGCAATCAAAGACTTTATGTAACGGAGGTAATTCTAATATGACTATCGTAGAAATGCGCGATAAGCGCGCCAAGCTGTGGGCTACCATGCAGGGATTCCTGGATACCCACCGCACTGCAAAAGGTGTTCTCACCGCCGAGGACGACAACACCTACAACAACATGGAAAAGGAACTGAACGATCTGACCAACGAGATCCGCCGAATGGAACGCAGAGACGCCATTGAAGCGGAACTGAAAAAGCCCGTGGGTCAGCCCCTCACCGAAAAGCCCCAGAACGCTCCCAAGGATAAACCCGGCAGAGCTTCCAACGCATACCGTGAGGACTTTGGTCTGCATCTGCGCGGCAAGCAGCTTATTCACAATGTCCTCAGTACAGGTGTAGACGCAGACGGCGGCTACCTTGTACCGGAGGAGTTCGAGACCACGATTGTCACCGCACTGGATGAAGCCAATGTGATCCGTTCTCTGGCGAAGGTAATCACTACCAGTGCTGAGCGCAAGATTCCCATTGCTGCAACCCATTCTGTGGCTCAGTGGACAGCGGAAAACGCTGCCTACACGGAGAGCAATCCCACCTTTGCCCAGAAGCAGATCGACGCCTACAAGCTCACCGACCTGGTGAAGGTCAGCACCGAACTGCTCCAGGACAGCGCATTCGACCTGGAATCCTACATTGCCCAGGAGTTTGCCCGTGCTTTTGGTATTGCTGAGGAGCAGGCATTCTGCGTCGGCACCGGCACCGGTCAGCCTACCGGTATCTTTACCGAAAGCGGTGGTGAGGTTGGTGTCACTGCCGGAAGTGCAACCGCCATTTCGGTGGATAATCTGATCGAACTGGTCTACGCGCTGAAATCCCCCTACCGCAGAAACGCCAAGTTCCTGATGAATGACGCGACCATTTCCCTGATCCGCAAGCTGAAGGACCAAAACGGCGCATACCTGTGGCAGCCCTCTGTCCAGGCAGGACAGCCGGACCGTCTGCTGGGTTATGAGATTTACACCAGCCCCTATGTGCCGACCGTTGAAGCCAGCGCGCTGACCATTGCTTTTGGTGACTTCAACAACTACTGGATCGCCGATCGCTCCGGCAGAACGGTTCAGCGCTTGAACGAGCTCTATGCCGGAAACGGTCAGGTCGGTTTCATCGCAACCGAGCGCGTGGACGGCAAGGTGATCCTCGCGGAAGGCATCAAGCTGCTGAAAATGGGTGCTTAATAAGGAGGCGGCGGTCATGGATGAACTGCTCCAAAAGGTAAAACAGAATCTGATTCTTTCCCATGCGGCGGACGATGAGCTTTTGATGGCATACATCACCGCCGCTGTTTCGTATGCGGAAAGCTATCAGCATTTGGAGAAAGATTACTACCAGGCAAACCCCATGCCGCCCACCACCGAACAGGCTGTCATCATGCTGTCGTCCCATTTCTATGAATCCAGGGACGGCAGCACCGGTGGCTTTTTTGCTGACAATGTGCAGGCCGGGCAGCAGGTCTGGAACACGGTAAACCTCCTGCTTCGACTGGACCGGAGGTGGCAGCTATGAGTTTTGGAAAAATGAACGGCTTTGCAGAACTCATTGCCACCAAAAATGTAAAGGACAGCGAGGGCTTCTCTACTACCGTAGACGAAGTCCTCGCTTCTATCCGTGTGTATCGGGAAGGTCGGCATGGCAGTCAAAGATGGGCAAATCTTGCCGCATTTTCTGAGGCAACCGACCTATTCCGCTTCCGCTGCATTCCCGGAGTTGAGATTAAGACCGATCAAATCCTCATTTCAGACGGAGACCGCTTTGAGATCATTTCCGTGGAGGATGTGAAAGGCCGTGGAATGTACACGGAGGTGTTGGCAAAAAAGGTGGTGGCAAAGGGTGGCTAAGGTACAAATGATGATGCCGGAAGACTTTCTCATCAAACTCTCTTCCCTTGGAAAAAAGAGTGATGAAATCTGCGAGAAGGTTCTGGAAGCAGGCGGCGAAATCGTCCTGGAAAAGACAAAAAGCAACCTCGCCTCGGTTATCGGTTCCGGTACAAAGTACGATTCCCGCTCTACAGGTGAACTGGAACGTTCCCTGGGGCTATCCTCTGTCAGGATGGACAAAGACGGAAACCACAACATAAAAGTCGGTTTTGCGGAGCCAAGAAGTGACGGAGACAGCAATGCAAAGATCGCAAACATTCTGGAATACGGCAAACACGGTCAGCCTGCTAAACCCTTTTTGAAGCCAGCCAAAACGGCATCAAAAGCCGCCTGTGAGACAGCTATGAAGCAGAAGTTTCAACAGGAGGTGGATAGGCTGTGAGCCTGCTATCTGATTTGACTACTCTGGTCGAAACGTTGGATATTCCCGTGGAGACCGGGGTGTTTTCTGATACCGCACCGGACAAATATCTGGTACTCGTACCGCTTTCCGATACCTTCGCTGTCCATACGGATAATTCTCCGGGTATCGATGTCCAGGAGGTGCGTATCTCCCTATACACGAAGGGCAGCTACACCAAAGAGAAGAACGCTCTTATAAAGCTGCTGCTCTCTCACGACTTTACCGTAACAGGCCGAAGCTATATCGGCTATGAAACGGAAACCGGCTATCACCACTACAATGTGGATGTAGCTCATTATTACGAAATGGAGGATTGATTATGGCTACGATTGGCCTTGATAAGCTCTTCTACTCCAAAATCACAGAGGGTGAAAACGGTGATGAAACCTACGAAACCCCTGCACAGCTGGCAAAAGCCATGACCGCCGAACTTTCGGTGGAACTGGCGGAGGCTACACTGTATGCGGATGACGGAGCGGCGGAGATTGTAAAGGAATTCAAATCCGGCACCCTTTCCCTGGGTGTGGACGATATTGGTGCAACTGCAGCATCGGATTTGACGGGTGCGGTCATCGATGAAAATGGTGTCGTGATTTCCACCAGCGAGGATGGCGGTGCTCCCGTTGCGGTTGGCTTTCGGGCAAAGAAATCCAACGGCAAGTATCGTTACTTCTGGCTTTACCGAGTGAAGTTCGGAATCCCGGCTACGAACCTCACCACCAAGGGTGACAGCATTACCTTTTCCACTCCCACCATCGAGGGGACGATTCTGCGCAGGAACAAGGTGGACGCCCAGGGCAAGCACCCCTGGAAAGCAGAGGTCACCGAGGGCGACAAGGGTGTATCCACCGACACCATCACGAACTGGTACAAGCAGGTGTATGAGCCGTCTTATGCTGCACTGCCTGCAGCAGATTAAGGAGGTCACTAACAGATGGAACAGGAACGCTCTGCAAATATTCTGATTGGCGGTGAGGAGTACACTTTACTGCTCACCACCAAAGCCACAAAGGAAATCGCCGGACGGTACGGCGGTCTTGAAAACCTGGGTGAAAAGCTGATGAAATCCGAGAACTTTGAAATGGCGATCGGAGAAATCGTGTGGCTGATCACCCTCCTGGCAAACCAGTCTATCCTTGTGTTTAACCTGAAAAACAAGGAGAATCCCAAGGAACTGCTCACCGAGGAAATGGTGGAACTTCTTACTGCTCCTGCGGATTTGGCGGGCTACAAAACCGCCATTACCGAGGCTCTGTATAAGGGCACCAAGCGTAACATCGAAAGTGAGACCGATACAAAAAACGCACAAGTCGGGTAACAGACGAGGAACTGTTTACCCGGCTTCTTTATTACGGCATCGCCCACCTGCATCTTTCCATGGATGAGGTGTGGTTGATGCCGTTTGGCTTGCTCTTGGATTTGTGGGAGTGCCATAAGCAGTGGAACGGCCAGGCAAAGCCCAAGTGTGAGCACTTTATTGACGATATCATCCCGGATGGGATTTAAGAAGGAGGTGGTCATTTGGCGGATAATTTCGGTCTGAAAATCGGACTTGAGGGTGAAAAGGAATTCAAAAAAGCCCTCTCTGAAATCAACCAGTCCTTTAAGGTTCTTGGATCTGAAATGAAGCTGGTTTCCTCCCAGTTCGACAAAAACGACTCCTCCGTTCAGGCACTCACGGCAAGAAACACTGTTCTGAACAAAGAAATCGAAGCCCAGAAGCAGAAGATTGAAACCCTTCGTTCGGCTCTCGACAACGCTTCCGCTTCCTTTGGAGAAAATGACCGCCGCACACAAAACTGGCAGATTCAGCTGAACAATGCCGAAGCCGCTCTTAACGATATGGAGCGGGAACTAAAACAGAATCAGGATGCCATTGACGCAGCCGGTGATGAATTTCAGGATGCCGGAAAACAGGCGGACGGTTTCGGTGATGAGGTGAAAGGTGCGGCAGATGATGCCGACAAGTCCTCCGGCAAACTGGAAAAGGTCGGCTCTGTCATGAAGGGTGTGGCAGTTACCATCGGTGCTGCCGTTGCCGCTGCCGGAGCTGCGCTGGTGGGGCTGACAAATAGTTTCCTCGACCTTGCCGAATCTACCCGTGAATACCGGGAGGATCAGGCGAAGCTGGATGCCGCCTTCCTCACCGCAGGCTTTACCGCTGAACAGGCCGGTGAAGCCTACACCGGATTTTACTCCATTTTGGGTGAAGAAGACCGAAGTGTGGAGGCAGTCAACCATCTGGCAAAACTGTGCTCTACCGAAGAAGAACTGACACGATGGACGGACATAGCTGCCGGTGTCTGGGCAACCTTTGGTGACAGCTTGCCGATTGAGGGTCTTACTGAAGCCGCCAATGAAACAGCGAAAACCGGACAGCTGACGGGTGTCCTGGCAGATGCGCTCAATTGGGCGGGAGTCAATGAAGAGGATTTCCAGTCTGCCCTGGACGGCTGTAACACCGAGCAGGAACGGGCGGCACTGATTACCGATACCTTAAACGGTCTGTATCAGGAAGCCGCCGAGAATTACAAGGAACTCAATGGCGATGTGATGGACGCACAGCGGGCGCAGGCTTTGCTTACCGATGCCTATGCCCAGCTTGGTGCTGTTGCAGAACCCATTATGACCACCTTGAAAACAATGGCGGCGGATGTGCTTACCGCCATGCTTCCCTTTGTCTCTCTGATGGGTGAAGGGCTGCAAGGAGTTCTGAACGGGACCGCCGGGGCTGCAGAAACCTTTGCGGAAGGTGTTTCCGGTGTGGTGGAGGTTTTGATGGAAAAACTGTCCACCATTCTTCCTATGCTTGGTGAGGCACTGCTTGCCAGCCTCCCGGTCCTTCTGGAGGTTGGCATCAGCATTATTACTACCCTGCTTACCGGAATTACCGAAGCCTTACCGGAACTGGCTGCCGCAGCCTTGTCCATCATTATGCAGCTGGTAAACAGCCTCATTGAACTGCTCCCTCAAATTCTGCAGGCGGCTGCACAGGTGATTGCTACCCTGGCCACGGGTATTGCAACAGCACTTCCCACATTGATTCCCACCCTGGTGCAGGTGGTCATTCAAATCGTACAGACCTTGATTGAGAACCTGCCTTTAATTTTGGACGCAGCTCTTCAGCTGATCACGGGATTGGCACAGGGAATCCTGAACGCTCTGCCCGTCCTGATAGCAGCTCTGCCGGAAATCATCAACGGCATCGTGACCTTTTTGCTGGATTCCATTCCGCAGATCATTGAAACCGGCATACAGCTGCTGACCTCCTTGGTGGCGGCTTTACCAGACATCATTACTGCCATCGTGGAAGCGATCCCCCAGATTATTGACGGGATCATCAACGCTGTTTTGGATGCTATCCCGCTGATTATCCAGGCGGGCATTGATTTGCTGATCTCCCTTATCCAGGCATTGCCGCAAATCATCACAACCATCGTGCAGGCAATCCCGCAGATTATCTCCGGTATCGTAAACGCTGTCATCGGGAACATCGATAAGATCATTATGGCCGGTGTTCAGCTGTTCGTTTCACTCATTGAAAATCTCCCCACCATCATCGTGGAGATTGTGAAAGCCGTACCTCAAATCATCACCGGGATTGTAAAGGCGTTCGGATCGCTTATGTACAAAATCGTGGAGATCGGCGGCAACATTGTCAAAGGTCTGTGGGACGGTATTACCGGTCTTGCTTCCTGGCTTTGGGACAAGGTATCCGGCTGGATTTCAGGCATTTGGGATGGTATCTGCAGCTTCTTTGGCATCAACTCGCCTTCCAAAGAAATGGCCTGGGTTGGTGAAATGCTGGTGAAGGGTCTTGCCGGTTCCATCGACGACAAGGGTGATGAGGCGGTGAAAGCTGCAGAGGGCATGGCAAAAGATATTGACGGTGTGATGACCGACCTTGCCCACGATATGCAGACCGCTCTGCCTACGGACTTTGATGTGAGCGGCAATATCCGCTCTTCCGTTAGAGGCATTACCGGCGGCACTACCTCCGGGCTTTCCCTTGTGCTCAACATTACAAACTTTAACAATTACTCTACGGAGGACATCCGGCAGCTGACCAATGAGGTCATGGAAACTGCCAGCCAATTTGCGATGCGGAAAGGAGTGGTATTTGCATGACCTTTTTCACCTATAACGGGATTAGTTCCGCTGATTTCGGTTTGCATATTGAAAGCAAAAATATCTTTTCCGCACCGGAATATGACATTTCTTTTCAGTCTATTCCCGGCAGAAGCGGTGATTTGATTGTTTCCAATAACCGCTTTGCCAATGTGAAGGTAAGCTACACCGTTTTTGTGAGACGGAACACAGTCGAGGATTTATCTGACCTACTTCGTGCAGTAAAAGGCTGGCTCTATACGGAGCCTGACCGATATCACGAGATTACTGATTCCTACGATTCGCTGTATCTGCGGTATGGGGTTATCAGCGGTTCTCTGGATATTGAGGATCAGCTGAATAAAGTCGGCTGCTTTACGGTCACCTTCAACTGTAAGCCGTACCGGTATAAAAAGGATGGACTTCTGGAAACCCCGATGACAAGCGGCGGCAGTCTGTTTAACCCGGAAGCCTTTTCCTCAAAGCCGCTCATTACTCTTACGGGGAGCGGTGACTTTACGCTGACGCTTCAAAACGGCGGGTATAACCGTTCTTGGCAGTTCAAAGGCATCGAAAGCGGTATAACCTGCGACAGTGAGCAGATGAATTTCTACTTCGGCACACAGCTTCTCAACGACAAGGTAACGGGCGAAGACTTTCCGCTGCTCCCGCCCGGAGAAACCGTCCTAACGGTATCCGGGGATGTGGAGATTGCCGTTCAGCCAAGGTGGTGCTGCTTATGATTCCTGTTCTATACCCGGCAAACAGCACCAGCTTCACCACATTTGGCTTGGGTACGCTCACGGATACGATTTCCTGTGAGGTCACAGAGGAGCGAAACGGTGTATTTGAATGCATACTCAAATATCCCATTACTGGTCAGCATTACAAGCTGATAGCAAAAGAGCGGATTATCAAGGCTAAACCCAACGATACAGGAGAACCACAGGCATTCCGTATTTATCGGATGACCAAGCCGCTGGACGGTGTGGTGACGGTATATGGTCAGCACATTTCCTACGACCTTGCCAATGTCCCTGTCATGCCGTTCTGGGTGGAAAGCCGTTCTCCGGCACTGCTTTTGAATCAGATCCTTGCCGGGGACAGCCGTTTTACGGGTTGGACGGACTACTCGGAGGCAAAAGAGTTCTCCGTCACAACCCCCAAGAGCGTCCGAGCCTGTCTGGGTGGTACGGAAGATTCCATGCTCTCTAAATGGCACGGTGAGTTTGAATGGGACAACTTTACGGTAAAATTCCATTCGCATCGCGGTGAAAAGACCGGAGTTGTCATAGAATACGGCAAAAACCTCACTTCGCTGGAACAGGATGAGGATAACAGCGGCGTATATACAAAACTACTTCCTTACGCTGTATATACACCGGAGGGTTCGGAAACAGAGACGGTTGTCACGCTCCCGGAACAGACTCTGCCCATCGTATCCGAGGAGATGGTGCGAAACAAGACGCTCATTCTTGACCTGACAGACAGGTTTGAGAGCGGCACTGACATCACCGAGGATGCTTTGCGGGCAGCCGCAAACGACTACATCAAGGCAAATCCACTCGGTGCAACTGTTCCCACCGTTAAGGTGGCGTTTGAACCCCTATGGAAACAGCCGGAGTATTCGGCGCTCCTGGAGCGTGTGCGTCTCTGCGACTCTGTCACTATCCGGCACACCGCCCTTGGGGTGAATGTGTCTGCAACCGTGATCGAAACCGTGTATGATTCCCTTGCAGAGCGGTATGTGAGCATTACTCTGGGAAACGAAAAATCCAGTATGATTACCACGCTCTCTGAGGTGCAGTCCTCTGTCGGGAAAGTAGAGTCGGTAGTTGACCGGTTCCCGAAACTCCTGCAGACAGCCATCAGCAATGCCACCTCTCTGATCACCGGCCAGACCGGTGGCTATGTGGTGCTGCACGGGGACGAAACCGGGAGGCCTTATGAACTTCTTGTTTTGGATGCTCCCGCCATACAAGACGCTGTCAATGTCTGGCGGTGGAATGTGAATGGGTTAGGCTTTTCCAGAAATGGCTACAACGGACTGTATGAAACTGCCATCACCGCCGATGGGCAGATTGTGGCGGACTTTATCACTTCCGGTTCGCTGATTGCAAACATCATCAAGGCGGGGGTCATTCAATCACAGGACGGCTCATCCTATTGGGACTTGGAGACGGGCGAAGTCGTACTGCGAGCCTATGCCACAAACAAGCAGGTCACGGAAGTCAGCGACCGCATTTCAGTGATTGAAGAACAGAAAATGCTCCGGCTGGTGATTAACTCATCCAACGGGAGCATTTTCAAAAACAACAATATCCAAACCACGCTTTATGCCACGGTTTTCTCATGGGACGAAAATATCACAGATACCCTTGACGACAACCAATTCATATGGACAAGGGTGTCTGATGATACCGAGGCCGACAAGTTGTGGAACAGCGCGCATTTCGGCGGAACAAAGTCTATCGAAATTACATCCGATGATGTCAAAGTTAGAGCAACCTTCTTCTGCGACCTCATCGACACAGCTACAAGAAACAGCCTGCTTGGCTGAATTGAAGGAGGAATTTTCATGAGCAAAGCACAAGGGCAATTTACAATCATCGATTATAATGATGCACTTACCCTAACCGGATATATCGGCTCGAATCTTGCAAAGACACAGATGTATAACCCTGACAACGACAGCTATTCGCCGGACTGGACTTCGAAAAATCTTGTCTTGACTCCGAGCCTCTATGTCATCGGTACAACCACCGACCAGATCACGTCCTCGGCGGTAACCTCTGTAAAATGGTATATCGGCAGTTCCACAACTGCAATCACTTCTTCCGGCAGTTATGCCCTAAGTGGTGCGAAGAGTCATATTTTGACCGTTAAGGGAAATGTAATGGCAGGCCTGCCCGGTATCGATTACCGCTGTGTCGTCACTTATAAGGACGCATCCACGGGCCTGTCAATTACGCATCCGCTGACGATCAGCTTCTCACGCGTGGTAAATGGAAGCGGCATTGTCGACCTGCTCGTCACCACGCCAAGCGGAAATGTGTTCAAGAATTCTGAGGTTGCATCGCTTACGGCAAAGGCGGAACTGTGGCGCGGATCTACGGTTGATACAACTAAAGTATCCTACAAATGGGCGGCTATGGACGCATCCGTCACATCGATCGCCTCCACAGGTTATGATGCTGATTTCGGTATTGGCTGGCGGAAGCTGTCTGATGCCACAGGCAGATATACCGGAACCTCCTCCAATACCATCACAATCTACGCCGCCGCAGTGGACAGTTATGCCGTGTTCAAATGCTGTGCGCAGGATACAGATTCCGCTTCTGCTTCTTACAACACAAAGTTTTTTGATGTTGCAACCTTCATTGACAACTCCGACCCGCTTCAGATTATTGTCACTTCCACAGGCGGTGATGTGTTTAAAAACGGCCAAGGCTCAACAGTGCTGACCGCCGTATGCTATCAGGCCGGCGCAGAGGTAGATGCGGCAGGCGGCGGTACCTATACCTGGACGAAATACAATAAGGATGGCGCTGTCGACACCTCCTGGGGCACAAACGGTTCCAAGAGCGGCAAGACTCTGTCTGTGTCCAGTGCGGATGTGGACACAAAAGCAACCTTTATGGTCGTTGTAACGCTCTGAGGGGGTGATGAGATGATCGCATCCGCTCAATTTACCATCATCAGCATCTGCGATGTGGTCACCTCGGCATCTCCGCCTGAAAATCCGTATGAAGGCCAGCTTTGGGTGGATACCTCGGTGTCTCCGCCGGAGACAAAAATATGGAACGGAAACGCCTGGGTGGTGCAGAATGACATTGAAACGATCCGCACCACCATTTCCATCCTCACGCAGAAAGATGCGCAGTTTCAGCAAACCATCGAGGGTTTAAACAGCTATGTGGCAAGCCTTACCGAAACAGTAGAAACGGTTTCAAGCGATCAGGGCGTTCTGGAGGAACGTGTGCTGAACTCCGAAAGCAAGCTCTCACAGCTTGAGCATACGGTGGACGGGCTTTCACTCACCATGCAGGAACAGTACATCGGCGGCATCAATTATGTGCAGAATTCCTCAGGCCTAAACGGCATATCGGATGACTGGAGCTATTCAGGAACGGTGCGGACAGACACCTCCACCGACACGCAGAACAACACCATTTCTGATTCCTGCTTTGTGCTTGGCGCATATTCCTCGCTGTCGCAGTATATCCGTGGCGTTGTTCCCGGCGCATATACCGTTTCTGTTCGGGTAAAAAAGACCTCGGCCATGTCCGGCTACTTCTATGTGACCTACAACGGGAACAAAACGAAATATCTCTTCAGCAAGAGCACCTCTTTTGACTGGACGGACTTCACGGCCACGATCACCGATGTGACCGACCCTACGCTTCGCATCTACTGTTACAGCCGCGACGCATCCGTTTATCTGGCCGACATCATGGTAACCGAAGGGGCGATCCCTCGCAAATGGACGCCTGCGCCCAACGAGATCTATACGCAGGAGGTCAAGATAGACAAGCGGGGCATCGAGGTGTCAAACTCGGCATCTTCACAGCGGACGGTCATCACGAATACGGAATTTGCCGGTTATTACAATGACGAGGTGATCTTTACCCTCAACAAGGATGAAACACAGACCAAGAAAACCACAGTGGACGGCGAGCTGACTGTGGGAAAAACAAAGTTCGTCCCTTTGGCCACTGCGTCAGAGGGATTAAACATCGTAATTCTGGATTAAGGAGGCGGTTTTATGGCGTTAAGCGGCTCATTCAGCAAGTATCCGGTCAGCAAATTCGGGCTTTACTGTGAGTGGAGCGGAAGCCAGAGCATAACAGGCAATTATACCGATGTTACGCTGAAGGTCTATTTACAGTTTTACACACTGTCGGTAGGTTCAAGAAGCGACTGTAAGGTTTCCATCAACGGGACGAGCGAGACCTATACCACACCGGCAATCAATGACATGAGTTCTACAAGCTGGCACAAAGTGCTGTTAAAAACAAAGACCGTCCGTGTCAGCCACAATTCAGACGGTACCAAAACGGGCGTTGCGCTGTCAGCATCATGGAGATTTTCCGGCACGTATTCAGGCGTATCCGTCGGAACGATTACAGCTTCCACTACGGTTAATCTTGATAAAATCGACCGAAGCGCCCCGACGGTTGCCTTCAACACAAGCGGCGTCACAGCAAGCGGATTTAAGATTTCAGCCACTTCATCGAGTACTGCGGATATATGGCAGTACAGCCTAAACGGTGGCTCCTCCTGGACAACCTTTTCCAATACGGCCTCTACCAGCGCCAGCGTCACAGTATCTTCGCTTTCTCCGAACACAAGCTACACCGTTAAGGTTCGGGCGAGAAAAAAATCAAACCAGGTTTACGGCACATCCGGCAGCGCGACGGTTAAAACCCTTGGCGGAGCCGTAGTAAACAGCGTAAGCACCGTAACAGCAGATAATGCGACAGTGACGGTTTCTATCAATGCTACGGTGTATGAGGCTTCCTACTCGTACACGCTTGCAATTAAAAACGGCAGTTCAACCTATCTGACCATTTCAGGGCTTTCTTGGACAAAAGGAACTGCCACCCGCACGGTTACGCTTACGGCGGCACAGCGCACAACGCTTTTGAATGCGATGGCATCCATCAAATCCTTTACGGGAACTTTTGCCGTCACAACTTACAGCGGTTCAACGCAGATCGGCAGTACATCGAGCAAAACGGCAGTGATACAGACAACATCTGCAAATTCTGCGCCGACTCTTTCCGGATTTACCTTCGAGGACAGCTACAGCACCACTGCAAATATTACAGGCAACAACCAGCTCTTTATTCAGGGCTATTCGACTTTAAAGGTAACGCCAGGAACGGCGACGGCAAAAAACGGAGCTTCCATCTCAAACTATACTGCATCCTGCAATGGATTGTCAGCGTCCAGCAGTTCCGGTGCGGCAATCACGGTCGGTAAGATTGAAAAGTCCGGCAGCGTGTCTGTTACGCTTACTGTTACAGATTCCCGCGGGTACACTTCAAGCGTTACAAAGAATGTCACGGTGATAGCATATGCAAAGCCTAAAATCTCATCGGTTACTTTGCGGCGCACGAACGAGATTGAAGCGGAAATGCAGCTTAAGTTCAACGGCTCCATCTCAGCTGTTACCGTTGACGGAACACAGAAAAACAGTGTGCAGTATGTCCGGTATCGGTATAAGAAAACCAGTGCTGCGTCATACGGCAGCTATACCAGCATCCTGTCGTCAACGACCAGGAGCGGCACTTCCTTCAGTTTCTCCAATCTGGAACTGTGCAGCCTGGATGCAGGATATTCCTACGATTTTCATCTGCAGATACAGGACAGGCTGTACTCGCAGAGTTCTTTGGATTTGTATTTCGTCATACCGCAGGGGACGCCGCTTGTAGCCCTGCGAAAGAAGAAGGTGGGCATTAACAAACCAACGCCAAGCCAAACGCTGGATGTGGGAGGAAACATTTCCGCAGACGGGCTGATCCTGATGAGCGGCTACAATATTATGGGGCTGGTGCAGGCGTCCATTCCTGATGATACTGATTTAAACACGATTACCACACCGGGAATTTATTTCAGGCGAAATACGGCGGATACATCACTGCACTATCCAAGCATCTCTTGGGGAATGCTCGAGGTGTTTTCATGCTCTTCAAACCTGGTCATACAGCGTTACACCCACCGTGATAATCCATACACGACGTATATTCGCTCAAAGGTAAACGCAAACTGGCAGGCCTGGGTGAAAAAATCTTAACGCTTCGGAATCAAGGTGCTCACTGTGAGCGCCTTTTTTCATACACAAAATCATTTATGAAGGAGGACAAAACTATGAGATCTATCTGGACCGGCATTCAGATTGCCTTTTCTGCCATTGGCGGCTTTATCGGCTGGCTTTTGGGCGGATTTGACGGCTTTCTGTATGCTCTGATCGCCTTTGCGGTGATCGACTACATCACCGGCGTGATGTGTGCCATTGCCGACAAGAGCCTATCCAGTGAAGTCGGCTTTAAGGGGATCTGCCGCAAAGTGCTGATCTTCATTTTAGTGGGAATCGGTAACATCATCGATGTGTATGTGCTGGGTGACGCAGGGGTTCTGCGTACTGCGGTGATCTTCTTCTATCTCTCCAACGAGGGTGTTTCTCTCCTGGAGAACTCCGCACATTTAGGGCTTCCGGTGCCCGACAAACTCAAAGATGTATTACAGCAGCTTCACAATAAGGAGGTAAACTGAATGAATCTCAACAAACTCATTTTCACGGAAAACGCCTGCTACAAAGCTGGCAGAAAGATTACTGTCAAGGGCATTATGGTGCATTCCACCGGTGCCAACAATCCGTGGCTGAAACGCTATGTCGGCCCGGATGACGGAAAGCTGGGTAAAAACCAGTACAACAACCACTGGAACACCTATCATCCCGGCGGAAGAGAGGTCTGCGTCCACGGCTTTATTGGAAAGCTGGCTGACGGAAGTGTGGCAACCTATCAGACGCTGCCCTGGGATCACCGTGGATGGCATGCAGGCGGTTCTGCCAACGATACGCACATTGGCTTTGAAATCTGTGAGGACGGGCTTTCTGATAAGACCTACTTCAACAAGGTCTACACGGAAGCGGTGGAGCTTTGTGCGTACCTTTGCAAGCAGTACGGTCTGACCGAACAGAACATCATCTGCCACTGCGAGGGCTACAAAAAAGGCATCGCATCCAATCACGGAGATGTGATGCACTGGTTCCCCAAACACGGAAAGAGCATGGATACCTTCCGCGCAGATGTGAAAGCCCTGCTTAGCGGCGGTACTTCTGAGCCGTCCACTAAACCTGATACGAGTACGGCCATCAAAGCGGGTGACCTTGTTAAGATCACGGGTACCAAGTATTATGGCGGTCAGACCATTCCAGGCTGGGTGAAAAATCAAAACTGGTATGTGCAGGAGGTCTCCGGTGATCGTGCCGTCATCAACAAGAATGAGAGCGGTACGAATGCTATTATGTCTCCGATTCGTGTGTCTGATCTGACCCCGGTGAGCGGTAGTGGTTCCACTACTTATCGCGTTCACACTGTGGTCAAAGGAGACACCCTCTGGGGCATCGCCGTCAAATACCTTGGAAACGGTACACGATACAAGGAAATCAAAACTCTCAACGGCCTGACCTCCGATGTGATTTACAGTGGTCAAAAGCTGAAAATTCCAAACTAATCATGAAGCCCATCGAACTGTTAAGGTTCGGTGGGCTAATTTTTTTGATTTTTCGTTCAAGACAGTCATTTTCCTCCAGTGGGTAGTGAGAGGGTCCCTCTCAGATTGGAGGATGATCTCATGACCAATGAGCAAAGAGAAAAGATAATAACCCTGAGACATCAGAACTTCGGATATACAGCGATTGCCAACAGCGTCGGCCTGTCAAAGGATAGCGTCAAAGCCTACTGCCGCTCCCACGGCCTCGCTGGCGAAAAAGCCAAGAGCCACAGTCTTGCGGAGGTTCCAACGCAGCTTTGTCTGAACTGCGGAAAGGTGCTAATCCAACTCTCTGGACGAAAACAGAAGAAGTTCTGCTGTCAAGAGTGTAGGACAGCATGGTGGAATGCTCATCCAGAAGCCGTAAAGCAGAAGGCCATCTATAGCTTTACTTGCCCAAAGTGTGGGAAGGAGTTCACAGCCTATGGTAACGCCAAGCGCAAATACTGCTCCCACTCCTGCTATATTGCGGCTCGGTACAAAGGCGGTGATGTCTGATGAGCAAGGAGGAACTCCACAATGACATGCTCTATCATGCAGCGATTTCAATGGCAAAATCCATGCTCGAAAAGGGCCTGATCACCGAGGAGGAATATGCTGAGATTGATACAATTCTGCTCGAAAAATACCGGCCATATTTGGGCACATTATTATCCGAAAACGCTTGATATTCCTGCCTTTTAGAGTGATATATAGACACTACCCAAAGGAGGGATTTCATTGAAAACAGTAGAGAAAATCGAGCGAAAACTGCCGGTTCTGAAAAAAAGAAAGAGAGTCGCTGCCTACGCAAGAGTGTCGATAGAATCCGAGCGGATGCAGCATTCGCTTTCTGCACAGGTAAGCTATTACAGCGCACTGATTCAGAAGAACTCCGAATGGGAGTATGCTGGAGTTTTTGCGGATTACGGGATCTCTGGCACCGACACCAAAAAACGTGAGGAGTTTAATCGCATGCTGGCAGAGTGTGAAGCCGGAAACATCGACATTATCCTCACCAAGTCGATTCAGCGATTTGCGAGGAACACTGTGGATCTTTTGAACACAGTCCGGCACCTAAAGGATCTCGGAATTGAGGTTCGCTTCGAAAAGGAAAATATCAATTCCTTGAGTGGTGACGGAGAGCTGATGCTTTCCATCCTCGCTTCTTTTGCGCAGGAAGAGAGCCGCAGCATTTCGGAAAACGTCAAATGGGGCATGATAAAGCGATTCAAGCAAGGCATTCCCAACGGCAAGTTCTCGATATTCGGATATGAGTGGCAGGATGACAAGCTGGTCATCATTCCGGAGGAAGCCGAGATCGTCCGCTGGATGTATGCTGAGTATATGAAAGGCGCATCACGCATAGAAATCGGCAGAGCCCTGATGCAACGAGGCATTTATACCCGGCAAGGAAAGCCGTGGGTGGACTCCAATGTGAAGGTCATCCTAACAAACATCACCTACACAGGGAACATGCTTTTCCAGAAGGAATACTGCGAAGACCCCATCACCAAACACCGCAGAAAGAATTACGGCGAGCTTCCACAGTACTTCGTCGAGGATACTCACGAAGCCATCATCCCGATGGATGAGTGGCAAGCGGTACAAGCCGAGTTCAAGCGCAGACGGGACCTTGGCCCCTTCGGAAATAAGTCGCTGAATCTCTCGGCCTTCTCCACCAAGATCACTTGCGGCTGCTGCGGCAAGCACTACCGCCACAGCGGAAAGCGAAACACCGCCGGTGAGGTTTACTACATCTGGACTTGCCAGACAAAAAGCCAGAAAGGTGCGTCAGCTTGCCCGTCAAAGAACATACCGGAGAAGATGCTCCAGAACACCGCTGCCAAGGTGCTGGGCCTTGACGAATTTGATGAGGATGCTTTCAGCAAGCAGATTGAGGAGATCATCGTCATTGGAGACGACACCTTGACCTTCCGCTTTTACGACGGCCACGAAGTCACGACCAAATGGCAGTCAACCGCCAAGACCGACTGGTGGACAGACGAGCGCAGAAAGCTCTGGGGAGAACGGCACAAGCGTAAGGACACCAATCCCAACAAGCACCTTTTCTATGAGTTCACCGGCTTCATAAAGTGCGGCTGCTGTGGTGCCAATTACCGCTGCCAATCTGGAAAGCGTAAGGACGGCACCCCGACACGGTCTTGGTACTGCATCGGCCCAAAGGATCAGTGCCACAACCCCGGCATCCGGGACGAGACCATGAAGCGGCTGGTGATTGACGTCCTCGGTCTTGACGAATTTGACGAGGCTGCGATGGATGCACAGATTGAAAGCGCCGCAATCCTCGACCACACGGTTACATTCCATTTCCGGGACGGTCACACCGAATCCAGAGACTTCTTAGATAAACGTCACGGCACTCCTTGGACCGAGGAGCGACGGGAAAAAGCAAGAGAATCAATGAAGGCTGCTTGGACAGACAAACGCAGGAAGGCAATGAGCGAAAGAATAAAGAAAATAAGGAGCGAAAAGAAATGGCCAAAACCGTAACCACAATACCGGCGACGCTGTCACGCTTCACGTCGGCACCGATCAACAGTAAAAAGAAGCGACGTGTGGCAGCCTACGCTCGTGTCAGCACCGACAATGAAGAACAGCTGACCAGCTACGAAGCGCAGGTCGATTACTACACAAACTATATCCAAGGGCGGGACGATTGGGAGTTCGTCAGCGTCTATACTGACGAGGGAATCACCGGGACGAACACTAAAAAGCGTGAGGGATTCAAGAGCATGGTAGCGGACGCCCTTTCTGGAAAGATCGACCTGATCATCACTAAGTCGGTCAGCCGTTTTGCCAGAAACACGGTTGACAGCCTTACCACCATCCGCTCCCTGAAAGAGCACAATGTGGAGTGCTATTTTGAGAAGGAAAACATCTGGACCTTTGATGGCAAGGGTGAGCTTCTTTTGACGATCATGTCCTCGCTGGCACAGGAGGAATCCAGATCCATTTCCGAGAACTGCACATGGGGCCAGCGGAAGCGGTTTTCAGACGGCAAAGTCACGGTGCCATTCAAGCGGTTTCTGGGCTATGACATGGGTCCAGACCACAACCTCGTGGTCAACCCGGAGCAGGCCAAACTGGTCAAGCGTATCTATGGGATGTTCCTTCAAGGGCAATCGCCATTTCAGATTGCTCGGATTTTGACCGAAGAAGGCATTCCTTCGCCCGGCGGCAAGGACCATTGGAATCCCAGCAACATCAAGAGCATTCTCACGAACGAAAAATACAAGGGTGATGCGCTATTACAGAAGTCCTTCACAGTCGATTTCCTGACCAAGAAGAAAAAGGCCAACGAAGGCGAAATTCCGCAGTATTATGTCAAAGATAACCATGAGGCCATCATCGATCCAGAAACCTTTGAGATAGTGCAGACTCTGATGGCCACCCGCCAAAAGGGCCGGAATCGTAAGAGTTCGGTCAGCATTTTCTCCAGCAAGATCAAGTGCGGCGACTGTGGCAGCTGGTACGGTCCGAAAGTCTGGCACAGCAATGATGCCTACCGGAAAGTGATCTGGCAATGCAATCATAAGTTCGACGGACTGAAATGCACCACACCGACGCTCACCGAAGAGGAAATAAAAGAACTGTTTCTCCGGGCCGCCAATCAGGTGATCGACCAGAAGGAACAGTTTATAGCCATATATGAGCAAGTCCTTTCAAAGAGTCTCGACACTACGGCCTTTGAGGGAGAGCTGACTGAGCTGGAAGCTGAGATCAACATCGCTGCCGAGCTCATCGAGGAGTGTATCAAAGAAAACGCTCACGTTGCTCTTGATCAAGCTGACTACCAGAAACGCTACGACGGTCTGGTGGCTCGGTTCGATAAGGCCAAAGCCAGACATACCGAGGTCACCGAGTTGATTGCCGAGCGCACAGCCCGAAGGCACCAGATCGAAACCTACCTGCAGGAGTTGTGGAGCCGGAAGCCGCTGACGGAGTTCCGGGATTCCGACTGGTTGGCGATGGTCGATTACATCACCGTTCACAGCAAAAAAGACATCCGGGTGACCTTCAAGGACGGCACCGAGATCAAAGCATAATCCCATAGACACAGCAACGCCTCTGAACCATACCGGCTCGGAGGCGTTTCTTGTTATCTCTGTTCAGGTGGGCAGCTCTTCGGCAGGATTTCAAGGAAGTGCTGCCCGATCTTCTCTGCGTTATATCCGTTGGCCTCGCAGATGAACCGAACGGTATCCGGCAACAGCACATGACCTTTTGCTTTCTCCGCTTTGCACTTCTGCCACTCTTCGTATTCCTTATTTGTGATTTACTTCATTTTGTGGCTCCTCCGCAAGTGTACTATCACAGCAAGAGTTTTCAGCATCCAGCCTTACAACCCAATCATTAAACTTTTCATCTGAGCCATCATATTTTGATTTTTGAATTGCCATTGATATCTGGGCAATGTCGCTGTGATAATCCGACAAACCAGAAGTAGCATTCAATTCAACATATTGTACTCTGTCTGAAAATCCCTGAGTGGTCATTAGGAAGGGCTTATTCTCAATGGAATCGTATATTTCTTGGTAGTCGGCTTTCATACTTCTAAGAACTTTTTCAAACTGTTCTATGCGTTTTTGTGCATGGATTGTAAGTGAGGCAAGCATGACTAATTCGTACCGACATATTTTTCGTATAAGTACCGGATTTAACTGTGGCGTTACTTGAGCAATTTCCTTCAACTCATCAGGGATGTCTTTATGGGCCACTTCTTTAGCAGCTACCATTAATGACTGTGGATTGTGAAAGGTCCAATTTCGCACATCGAGAAATTCAGAGAGAATTGCTGCCACTTCTTCTGAGAGTGGTGATGAAATATATTTGTGTTTCTCCAGAATCTTGCGTAGATCTATGTATGAAAAAGAACTGCTCTGATGATCCGCTGTAAATTTTAGAATCTCACGCTGCCTATAAAGGAGCTTATCATTAACATCGTCATATTCTTTAGCGGGAACAAATTCTTCTTGGATGCTTTCCAATAATGATTCTGCCTCAGACGCATACTCCTTATATTTTTCAAGATTGACACTAATCCCGGATATTAGCATTCCCAACACAAGACATGCATCTTCGGCACAGGTAATACTAAACTGCTTGAATTGTTGCTTTGTTCCTCCAGACATGTACAAATACCTCCTATAAAAACAACCGGGACACCACGACTTTCCACAACTTACCCCTCAAATGCCAACTTACCCCTCAAGCGGCAAAATCGGCGGAGGAATAATTAAATTGTATCAATCTCAGTGCTTTTATATCTATGTTCCTACTGATTTTGATACAAAAGAAAAAGCCCTCTCCGTGGCAAAAGCCGCCGAAAAAGGCTTGAAATAAGGGCTTCCGAGGTCGTGCTCTGACTTTGGAAGCCCTTGTTTTATGTGTTCAGTTGTCCTGCTGCCGCTCGATAATGTGGCGGAGTGACAGCCTTGCGGTGTAGTGATTTTGGAATAATTAAAAGGTGGGGCAAAATTAAAAGGTTCAATCTGCTTCAAGAAGCTCTTTCAGTGTTTTCCCTTCAGCATCTTTCCAGAGTGCATTTCCACTTAAGGAAGCACCACCAACAAATCCGGCTGCTGATGAAGGACTGGAAAGCAGTACATCAGCTATTAAGATTCCATTGCTGTCAATCTTATCCTCATACTTCTTACGGTCCTTTATCGTTCTTTCGGGGCAACTTTTGGTCATGGTAGGATTGATTGTACTGCCTTTCAGCACAACAAACCCATCGCTTGTTCTTTTGCCGGAAGCCTTGCCTTTTCCATATTCCATGTATAGGACCGGTTCTGTGTCAGCGGATTCTGCAGAAGGCGCAAACGGCTCAAACACCTTATGCCCAAGAGTGCCCATCACAATTTTCGCATAGTCGATAAACTCTTCAAGTTCGCTCTCTGTCTCCTCAGTTATATTCCCCGGATTGGGGTCATTTCCGTTTTTAACAACATAACGACCTGCTTCAATCGCCATATTACAGAAGCGATTTTCAAGATAGCTTATCTCCGTCGGCCCGAAAGAGTTATTTGTCGTAGTGAACATGACTGCCTCAGTCCAATAGTCAATGGAGTTATGTGCCTCCTGCACTCGCAGAAGGAGCCCCTTGCCATTTTTACGAACTCCTGCCTGGCCTATGTACACCACGGCATTATCTGCCTTATCAGTTCCAAACAGGAAATACACGCCACTCTGTTTGAGAATATCCAAATCTTTGCACTTGTCCAAAGCAGTACGAGGGATTTTATATGCAATCCCGGTCCAGTTGGCCAAGGAGCATTTAATCCTGCCGCTCGGCTCTCCATCCATCAAAAATAGTTTTAAAGTCTTACTCCTTGGCATGGTATTTCCCTCCTTCTCCCATTACTTCCCAATCAAAGCCGCAAACTCCGAGTCAAATTCTTTCATGCGGTTATCCTGATTGAAGAAGTGGAGTCCCCAAATCTTGTAGTCGTTGTCGTCCACAAAGATGGTGGCTGGCACAGCCTCCGTCCTTAACTGGAGCAGGAATTTTTCTTTCCATGCATCCTTTTCGAGAAGCTGCGTACCTTTCGGCTCGATAAAAATCTGGAGTTGCTCAAAACCGTCCGTCTTATCCCTCTGCAGGAAGAGAACATAGTCAGGCTCAAAACGCTCACCATCCTCGAACGAATAAATGTGGAATTCCCGCTCGTTTCTGATAAGGTAGATACGATTATACATTTTTCGTAACTGAGCAACATACCCTCGGAAGTAAGCAACAAATGCCTTCTCTTCCGATGTTCCGTAGTTATCAGTATAGACAAACCAGTCCTCAGTCGAGAGGTCGATTTTCCAGTCGCTCTTCACAGATGGATCGTTCTGCGATATGCCAATTCCGCCATCATGAGGATCGGTATAGTTGACAGTCTTGTTGCGAAAGACATCTCTGATATTTCTCGCCCTAAATGTCTTTGTGCCTCTATAGGTTTCTTCAATGCCGGAAATAGAACCGGCGATTTTGCCAAGCACATAGAAAACTGCAGCATAGAGCGTTTCCATAGTCGGATGCTCATCCTTGCTCTGAATGTCGATACGGACAGCACCGAGATACTCATCATCGGTGATAAACTGCCTCGTGGATGAGACATTCGGAAAATAGGAACGCAGGGTATTAAACTTGAAAATCGGATATTTCATCAAAGCCTTGTTAACAATTGCATAATTGATGGCTGCAATTTCCTTGATGGTCATATGAGCCGTTTTTAAATCAATAACAAGGTCGACTCCCTGCGAAGTTTCCACCATGACAGAATCAAAGCCGGATGCTCCCGTCGCAGCTTGGAAACGGTATATGTCATCCCGGACGGTCGGTGTAAGACCGCGCACATCTTTTCTATCTTTCACCTCTCGATCATTCAAGAAGATCAGGCCTTGCTGGTATAAGTCGGTGCCCTTAAAATCATCCTTAAGGACATACTCACGCTGCACGATCTTGTCGGTATCCAAACCAATCTCACGAAGGGCATTACGCAGCTCCGTCACATAGCGATGGTCATTCTGGCAATGGTAATAGAGCGTCTCGCAGACACGCAGTTCACAGGTTACGTCCTCGTCATATTTTCTTTGAAACTTCGGCTGCTCATCATCAAGCTGAAATGGACAGTATCTTGCTCCACGTCCAATCAGCTGTGCTTCCGCTATAGTGGCGGGAGCTATTTTTTTGCCGCTGGACTGTCTCGTTTCATAAAGTCGGACAATATCAAACAGGTTCAGGACATCCCAGCCTTCATCCAGCTTCTTGACTTCAAAGATTGCACGGTAAGGATTGTCCGCATCTTCAAGAGAATTCAAAAGAATCTGCTTCTGCGTGGCATCCTTATCATCATTTACGGAAACGCAATGCTCCTCGGAAAAGTCATCACGAAGCTCCGCAGCAAGCGTATCAAAAGAGATACCGTTGTTAGCGAAGTAAGCAAAGGCTTTGTGCATGACCTCATTATTGACAGCAGTAGAAAGACTGCGCAGCTGTGCGCCGGTCAGCTTTTTCACCGTTTCAATAAACTCAGCCATGAAATCCTTGCTGTCAGCAATCTTCGCAGCCTTAAAAAGCACAACAGGCTTAATCCCAAGACGATGATCCTGAAATACCTTCAAACGATATTGACTGAGGACAAGCGCTTGCAAAGCCCTCTCCATGACGGTCAGATCGGAACGCAGCGTGATGATGTCCTTGGAATATCTGTCGCCATAAAACTTTGCCAGGGCATAGTCGAATATGATCTTGTTCTCATAAGCCGCACGAATCGCCGGGTTTGCAAGGTCGCAGGTCGCCGTAAACTCCAGCAGAATGTTATCAGCATTCCGGCTGAAGATATTTTTTACAGTCTGCTCCCAAGAATGATAGCTTGTTTCCTCATCAGCAGACATTTTCTTCCTTGTGTCAACATTCAGATGGTGCGCCTCATCGGAAATCAGCACGACCTTCTGCTCGTCAAAATCGTCAAAGGACATACCGTTTTCCTTTGCCATCCACATATCCATATGAAGTCCCTGCGTGGTGGCAAAGCAGATGTTGATGGCATCCTGGTCGGCATACTGGAAATTGTCCACCTGGTTGATGCGGATGCGTTCCCCGTCCAGCACAATCTCATCTGCAAAAAGATACTTTGAGGATGTCGGATTGCGGAAGTTTTCTCGTGTCTTTTCAACAATGTTCGAGAGGTTGACGAAGAATAAGAAATTCCGATATCCCTGTTTGTAGAGATACAGCATCAGCCCTGCCATAATCAGCGTCTTTCCGCTGCCGGTCGCCATGTGGAAAAGCACCTGCGTAGGCTTCGGACGGTTACTGCTCTCAAAATGTGTTATGAAGTTTTCAAACGCCTGCTTCTGATACGGACGCAGCTCGAAATTCGGATTTAGGTTCTCCGGGATATAGGATGGGAGAACTGCGCTGCTACCGTATTCACGCAAGGCATCTATTTTTTCGTATAAGAATGCCATCAATTATCCCTCCCTGTAAAAACTTCTCGTAAACGCCTTGTCCTCATCGGAGATGCCAAACTCCTCATCATCAATATCGCAGTAGTTCACATACAGAAGATTCTTATCCAAGATCTCCATCAGGAACCGTTTCTTGTCATTCAGCGAGAGCGCAGCGTAATCATCGGCAGCCGCATCGATATCAGCCGGATTTACCTTGCAGCTGATAAAGCCGGACTTTACCATCCTGCCGTAAATATCGGACAAAGCGGCATCATCAATAGCGGTTTCAATTTCCTCGACAATTGACTGATTTAGCTTTGCAAGTTCGCAATAAACGAAGGAACCGCCACCTTGCCACTTCACAGCCTTTGAAACTCCGGTGCTATCCCCTTTAATGACAGATTCAAGGCGAACGGTTGAGTCATCATCTCCATATTCAAGCTGCTCAACCCCTATATACCTACGGCCTATCTTGTGTGCAACTGCACAGGTTGTACCACTGCCAAGATGATAATCAAGGACAATATCCCCCGGATTGGATGCCATCTCAAGGATGCGGCGTATGAGCTTTTCAGGTTTCTTTCCGCCTTTTAATGTCACGCCGCCTTCGCTTGCGATGCCCTCATATGGCGTGTCTGTCCAGATGTTAGAAACCTGCATTGATGGGACGAGTTCACCATCCACCTCATGCAGTTTTTTTGAATAAAAGGCAATCTCACGACCTTTATGAACATAAACCGTGTATTGTCCTTCGCGCTCAACTGTGAGTATGCGTTCGGGTTGCTTTTTAGACTGGTCGCGTGCTTCCACTACTGCTTGCCCAGCGTTATTTCCTATTGCAACAGATTGGAATACACAATCTGCGTGCTCAAATGCGAATTGTGCAACCATCTCATCTACAACTGGTTTACCAAGTTCATCACGCATCGCCTTTGCATCATTATAACCATGCTCCTCCGCCAGCACATCGATAATATTCCTGATTATCCACTCGCTGGCAGGGGCTTCCTTATTGACCACAACAGACTTGTAGTTCGCGTCATATCCACTTTCGACATATTGAGGATTGTATTTCCATGCCCGTTTGCTCTTGGCAAATCCTAAAATATACTCGGCGGTTTCAAAGACACCGGGGTTTACCGATGCAAATCCTGACGGGGATTTTGTCTTCACGGTGATCTTGTTGATGAAGTTTTCGACACCGAATATATCTTTGAGGAGACAGTGAAGTTCACCTACGCCATCATCGCTAATCTGAACGAACAAAGCACCGTCGTTGGATAACAGTCTCCGCGCAATTTCCAGACGGTTCTTCATGAACACAAGCCAAGAAGACAGCTTGAAGTTGGAGTTATATGCGAAAGTATCCTCATCTTTCTTCACATTGAAATAGTAGGGCGGGTCTATGTAAATGCACTTCACCCTTCCTTCAAACACCTTCAGCAGAGAACTTAATGCGAGCAGATTATTGCCACGAATGATTAAGTTGTCATTGTCATGAAATTCCAAGGTGTCCTCAATACCATCTGCGGTATATCTCTTAGCTCCTCTGAGCACTTTGGGCATCAATAGTCTATCCACCTCTCCAGGCGCTAAACTCTCGTTATAAAAGACCTCATTGCGACCTTGCTCATCCTTTGTCTGACCACCTTCAAGAACACAATCCTTATAGGGGAAAACAAGCTCCACTTTACCAGAAGCAGAAATCAGCGCACCAGTTTCATCGGCAAGCCCAATCTTATTCTTGAAACGGGTATAACTATCCGGCAAGAATTGCCGATTGTTGATTACCCAGGCAAAGCCTATTTTATCAAAAACCTTCACACCATCCACATCTGCAAAAAAATGGCTGCTTGTTTCTTCGTTTGACAGAAGGAGACGGATAAGTCCCTCGTCCATCTTCATTGCGGCCTCATAGACCGCATTACGCAGGAAAGTGCCGTCCTCGGCCACAAACCTCTCGTCTGATTTCAGTACCGTCAGCACGGTTTCATAAAAGTTCGCCATCTTATTCTTCTCCTTCATCTATGAATAGCTCCGGTACATTGTACTGGATTTCTTCGGTGTCTCTTCTCACCAGATCGTTCGGACACTCCAGCAATGCCTTTTTCAGCAGCTTTGGATTGTCCGGTGTCCCTCGTACATACTTATCGGCATTTCGCCGGATATATTCAGTCGAGTCCCGCTTAAAACCGCTCCGCTGCAGAATGATCCGCAGGCGATTTGTTGTCCCGTACTCAACAAACTCATACCAGTCGTTCGTGAACGGTTCGTTAGGATGCTGACGCTTGTATTCTTCCGAAAATTTGAGAAAGTAGTTTGACAGCCGGAACAGAAGTACATCCTCGATTGCCTCCAGCGTATCGGCGATGATTATGTTCTTGTGTTTCTGCGAACCGTCAAACGGTTCCCACTTGTTGTAGTCGACTTTTACCTCTCGCTTTTTCTCATTGTAATCATCTATGCTTCGTCCGATGATGTAGCTGAGTCCATGTCCCTGCATCCATTGGATTAGGAGAACGGTATACCATGTCAGTTTGGTATAATTTCTTCCTTCTCCGGCTCCGAGAGTTCGATTTTCGTAGATGCGCCACTTGAACGCCACAGCCAGTTTGTTGAGGAATGCCAGCGTCTCGTAATAATCCGCTCCGCGTTTCGAGTCTTTGATTTCCGGGTAAGCCAGTCCGTCACGGATGAGTTTTTCGATGCCCTGTATTTGGTCATACGAGACATTGATATCATCCTCCGGCTTTTTCTCTGGTACGGAAAACTGCTCCCGGATTTTTGACTCAGTTTCAGATGTCAGGTAAGAGGCAAATTCCCGCTTTACACGGCTATTCCTGCCGCCCACAATATCTCCAACAAGAATCAGCATCGTTTTTCGCATCAGCTCGTAGTTATCTTCGCTCTGATTCTTCTTGGACTTGTGTATTTCTACGCTACCGGAAAGAAGCGTATCGATGATGAGTTTCTTCTGATTTGAGTTCAGTTCGGACTCTATGGACAGCTTTTGCGGTGGCACATCGTCCTTCAGCAGATCTTCATATTTCTGCAAGTCCTCCTCGCGTTCCTGCTTTTGGAGTCGGACAATAAAAACATTACCGTACAGATTGTATTTTGCACGACCGACACGACCCACCAGGTTTTTGAAGTCTACCTCAGAAAAGTTGCTCAAGCCCTTCTTGTAGCTTGTAATGAATAGGTTCTCCGCAGGCAGGTTTACTCCCTCAAGCAAAGTGCTGGTGCAAAACATCGTCTTGATAAGACCTTCTCGGTAATAGTCCTCAAGCTGCATTCTGATATTTGCCGGCAGATAACCGATGTGGTATGCCACACCTCTCTCCACTAATTCAGCAAGATAGTATTCTTTATGCACATCGCTTCGGATTTCCTCCGCAAACGCCTGCAACCTCTTATCGCCAATTGGGTCCTGCGTATCCGCATAATCCCTTGCAAACTGAATGGCGTCATTCTTTGATTTGCAATATACAATGTTGTGTCGTTTATCACCAATTCGAGCGATTACCTCGCTCAAGGAATACTGGCGGCTCATTTCGTGCAACAGAATAAACTTCTTTGAGTATGAATCGAAGATGCGGATATTGCGTTCCCACAGGTCAACGATGTATTTCAACTGACTTACGGGAGCATATCTGCACGCCACGATAGATTCTTCGCCGATGGTCCATTCTCCCCTTGACAGCGTATCGAGATAAACTCTCGGATTCGGAATGTTCGGTGAAGCGAATATGATATGAGTATTGCTGTGCCGCTCCTCCAACTTGTTGATGACCTTGTAATAGAACGCACTCCTTTTATCGCCGGATGATATTTTATGAGCCTCGTCCACAAACAAATAATCGATCATAAGGTTAGGATCATCAATCAGAATGTAGAGCATTCGCTCCGGCGTCAGGACAAAAATATAGTTGTGCTTCGTCTCTAATGCCATCGAGCCGGAAGATGTCACAATGCGATAATCCGTCTCTTTCAAAAGAGTGGTAAGGCTTTCTATAAGCTCACTTGTAACTTCGTTTATCAGTGCCTTTGTCGGGATGAGCAGGGCAAAATTCTTCTTTGCGCCGTCCATGATCTGCTGTTTGATAAACGCGCGCATCATGAAGGACTTTCCCATAGATGTAGGCGCAGAGTAACTGAAGTACGGTCTTGACAGGCTATCATATATCTCTTTCTGCGCAGGAAAGAAACGTGCTTCGCCATCGGCCGGCACAGACAGGTAATCCATGTTGAAGTGCATAAATACACGCTCCAACAGAGAGGCATTTTCAAAATCCGGTGTCAGTCTGTTCATGCCGAGGAAATTCCCTGTATTGGCAAGAACAGAGCCGAGGTAATATTTCACCTGCGTATCCTGGGGATACATATCATAAAGCAGCGCAACCATTTCCTGTGCACGGGTCTTATGAATATCCGACAGGTTTGTGCCACAGGATTTTGAAAGCACATCTGCAAATGTCAAAGCGTCCCCGATGTTGACGGGCTGATCCTCCATCTCATCCAAACGGAACAGCCGCTTGGAATAATTGATAAGGATATTGTGATAGAGCTTTTGCAGATAAGCGTTATCATCTATTCTCGAAAACAAATGCTCCCCGAAGGTGACATCTCTGAAATCACTCATGCCTGACCTCCTCCGGATTGCAACAGCTTGTCCATGATATCTTTTTTGTCCTCGTCCGCATCAGCGAAGGGTAGCAAATAGATATACATAGAGTAGCCGTCAAGTCCATACTGCGTGATTTTCGATTCAATGAATAACACATTGTTTTTGATGTCATTTCTGACCTGCTCAAACACATCGTCCTGATATTCGTTTACTGGTTTTCCGTTTGCGGATACTCCGTTCAAACTATACCCCACGAACATACCAAACGCTGTGGCAGGCTTTTGACCGCCCGTTTCGGAAGGCAGGATTATTGCTTCAAGCTGATCGTAAATTTTCGATGGAAAAGAAGCCGCAAATATGTTTGATTCAACAAATCGCCGCTCGTCCTTCTTTCTATTCTTTAGTTTTTGTGCATCCGCAAAGGCTGAGTCTATTGCTGTTTGCAAATTCCCGTTTATCATTGATGTCCCGAGAATGACCTGACTAAAAGGGACTGTTTCATTAGCGGTAAGAAGGTGGATACCGGAACTTTCGCTCGTCATAAAACCGCCGTGATTTCCTATTTCGACCTTGCTCATTAATTTAGGAGCTACGAGAACCTGCTCCAGGAATATGTACAGCAAGAGTTCTCCGAGCTCATTGCCAGTCGGTAATTTCCCGTCAGCGATGGCCTTTTTGATATACGCTATTGCGTCGTAAGCAAGTGCAGAAATCTCATCATCTTCCATGTAAGTCTCAATCTGAGCCCTGGAATAGACGTAATACCCGATATTGTTACGAAGGTGTCTCCACAGACCATGATAGTCAAAATCAAAATCATCAAACTTCAAGCAAAAAATCTGAAGGTCGTGTTTTGCGGATATGGAAAGTGTCTCGCTTGATACGGGCGTAAAAACCTTGTCAAATTTGCCCTTGCTCGTCAGGGGGATTGCTGCCGCAGTTCTTGGTTTTGTTACTTCGTAAAATTTAATGGTATCTGCCATCAAATTGTAAGCTGTATAGAAATTCTTCTTGATAGATTTAGTGAATGCAGCCTCTATCATGTTATCTGTTTTTGCGACTGCATAAATGAACACATCTGTCAGGAATTCAGAGAGTACGAACTCATTTTTATTCCTAAGATCATTCTTGGTGAGGTTGCCGATTGTACCAAGCTGTGTAGAGTCGGCAATTGTGGCATCTTTCAGAATGACATTTTTCAATGCAAGCACAGCATTTTTCTTACGAGCCTCTTCCATTGCAGGGATGATGGTCTGAATAAAATACCGTTCGATTACACGGGCATCCTTCTTTAGAGCCATTTGCATAACCTCGGTTGGCAGGTTCTGGCTTGCAGAGTGAATCTTATTGAAATTAGTATATGAGTAAGTAACCTCATACCCATCGGCTGATGTATATGAAAAGACTGTAGAACCTACCGGACATAGCGACAACATGATTTTTTCGCAGAAGGGATCAAACTTGCGCTCTGCGGGAATAGCGCATGATGTCATAATTCTTACATATGAGCCAACGCAAAGATGCTCCATTTGATTACCTCCTTCTGCTATAGTTCCATTCACTTCAAATTAATCTTCTTTAATCACATCAACGATATCGCCTATATTACAATCCAAAGCTATACATATTTTCCCGAGAACCTCCATACTCACCGCTTTGTTTTTCCCCATCTTGGCGATGGTAGATGATGTGATGCCGGTTTTTTCCATCAGATCTTTTTTCATCAATTTTTTGTCTATTAACAGTTTCCATAGCTTATTGTAGTTATATTCCATCGGCGATCCTCCTTGCTTTAATGTACACTGATATCGTCAATAAAATATTATAGCACATACCTTCGTGTTTGTCAAGCCAACATTGAGAACGTTCGTGTTTAACTTTGACTTTTCAAAGTCAAAATCTATGTCTGATCGTCACCCAGCATATTCGCATCGTCTTGAACCACAACTTGCCAATACAAAACACCTTTTTATCTTTCCGGGGTTTCCGCAGTGAGCGGAAACCCCGTTTTTTCGTTCCGAAAATCTTCCGATTCCATTCTTTTTCCATTCGTTTTTTGCCTCTGCCGTTCTGAGTAAAATTTTAAGTACAAGCACAGCCAAAATCCGGATTGAAGCTGAATACGACAAGGAGGAGGAAAAGTCAATGAAAAATTGTGACAAGCAAAATCTAATCATCAGCATTGAAAGCAGCATCGATTTCATTGAGTCCCACCTGGATTCAGCTGATAAATCCATTGCGTTTATTCTAAAAAAGCATGGCGTTAGAAATCTTGAAAAAGCAAGCATCTATACGCTTCAAGATCTTTTCAGTGAACTGTACGCCATTGAAGCCGATCTAAGATAGTCAATTTGTCCTGAGCAAGACATTAAACTGCTCACCGCCCAATACCGCATCACCTGATCACTGATGGCTCAACGGCATCCGGCGGCACAACTCAATATCACAGCTGCCTTTTGAGCGGGTTAGCTGCAATCCGAAACGGAGAACTCCGTTAGGACTGCGGTTAGGTTTTTGCACCCTTTTTTGCGGCAGCGCCCTGAGTCCTCCGTTTCGAGAAATCGAAAATCGGAGGACTTTTTATGAAAAACAATGAAAATCAGAACACATCAACGATCTACTACCGTCCGCTCAAGCAGTGGATCGAGGTCACCCCGGAACAGAAACGGGACTGGGAGCGGTTCGTAGGAACTACCCGCAAGGCAAAGCAGAGAGCCGGAGCCTGCTGCATTCCGTACAAAAAGAGCTACAAGTGCGACGGTATTTGCGATACCTGCGAGTTCCGCTGTATCCCGAAGGACGCTCCCCAGCAGCTCTCCATCGACACGGAGATGGAGAACGCCTATGAGAACGGCGTCTCCCGCACCAGCTTTCTTGCGGACAGCAGGCTTACCACGGAGATCGATATCGACTCCCTGATCCTGAACGGCCTGCTCACAGAACTTCAGTCATCCGACCCGGAAAGCTACGAGATCCTCATGGCAATTGCGGACGGGCTTTCTGAACGAGCCGGTGCAGAGCGGCTGAATATGCCCCGGAACACCTTTGTGTATAAAAGAAATCAGCTTCTGAAGCGGCTCAAAGAAAAATTCTAAAATCTTTCGGCCAACCCCTCCTTTCCTGTCCAGATGGGTCTGTGAAAGGCAACACAAGACGCCTTGGGAAAGGAGGGACCGCTGATATGAGTTACAACGCAAACCATTATGACGCCCGAGCCGACGAGGACATTATTGATGTCTTGACCGCGATCAGCGTGGTGTCAAGGAGACTGGCAAGCAACCTGAACATCGCACGCCAGCAGAGCAAATCCAGGGAAGGAGGAAAATCACATGAGCAGAATGAGCGATATGGCACAGACCATCGAAGAACTTCGCAGTGCTGCCGCTGCTATTTCGGATGCCGTTGACTGGCTGACGAAGGTATTCAGCAGTGAACCGCAGGCAGAGGATGCTCCTGCTTCTCCTCCCGAACCGGAGCTGACGCTGGAGCAGGTCAGAGCCATGCTTGCGGACAAATCCCGCCAGGGACACACCGCCGAGATCCGCGCCCTGCTTCAAAAGTACGGCGCATCCAAGCTGTCACAGATCGACCCCGCACATTACAAGGCACTACTCGCCGAAGCGGAGGTGATGACGGGTGGCAGTTAAGCACGCAGTCTTATCCGCTTCTTCTTCAGAGCGGTGGATCAACTGTCCGCCCTCAGCAAGGCTGTGCGAAGCCTACGAGGACAAGGGCAGCGATTACGCCGCAGAAGGAACAGACGCCCACTCGCTCTGTGAGTTTCGTCTGAAGCAGGCTCTGGGGATTCCGGCGGATGATCCCATCGAAAACCTCTCCTGGTACAACGAGGAGATGGAGGACTGCGCCGCCGGGTATGCCGCCTATGTATCGGAGCTTCTGGAGACCGCAAAGCAGACCTGCGCCGACCCGCTCATCCTGATCGAGCAGCGAGTGGATTTCTCCCGCTGGGTACAGGACGGCTTCGGCACCGCCGACTGCATCGTCATCGCTGACGGCGTGCTGAACATCGTGGACTATAAGCACGGCAAAGGCGTGGAAGTCAGCGCCGTGGATAATCCACAGATGATGCTGTATGCCCTCGGCGCTCTGGAAATCTTTGACGGCATCTACGACATCGATTCCGTCCGCATGACCATCTACCAGCCCAGGAAATCCAATATCAGCGTCTGCATCATGGAAAAGGACGGTCTGCTCGAATGGGCGCAGAACGACCTGACCTATAAGGCAAAGCTGGCATACGAGGGCGGCGGCGATTTTCACTGCGGCGAATGGTGCCGATTCTGCAAGGCAAAGGCCGAATGCCGGGAACGAGCCGAAGCGAATCTCGCGCTTGCCCGGTACGACTTTGAGGAGCCGCCCCTCCTGACCGATGAGGAAATCGCCGGCATCTTGGACAAGGTGGACGCTCTTACCGCCTGGGCTGCGGATGTGAAGGAATACGCTCTTCAGCAGGCAGTCAGCGGTACGGCGTTCCCCGGCTGGAAGCTGGTCGAGGGCCGCTCCAACCGCAAATACACCAGCGAAGCCGCTGTGGCCACAGCCGTTGAGGGCGCCGGCTTCAACCCCTACGAAAAGAAACTCCTCGGCATCACCGCCATGCAGAAGCTGCTGGGCAAATCCCGCTTTGAGGAGCTTCTCACACCCTACATTGAAAAGCCGCAAGGCAGGCCGACGCTCGTGCGGTCGAGTGATAAACGGCCGGAATGGAATACCGCAAAAAATGATTTTATGGAGGAAATGTAATATGTCTAACAACACAAACAGAGTCAACAACCCTATGAAGGTCATCACCGGTCCCGACACCCGCTGGTCCTACGCCAACGTCTGGGAGCCCAAGTCCATCAACGGCGGCACGCCGAAGTACTCAGTATCGCTGATCATCCCGAAGTCCGACACTAAGACGGTGGCGAAGATCAAAGCCGCCATCGAAGCCGCCTACCAGGAGGGACAGGCCAAGCTGAAGGGCAACGGCCGCAGCGTGCCTCCTCTCTCCGCGATCAAGACTCCATTGAGAGACGGCGATGTTGAAAGGCCTGACGATCCCGCCTATGCGAACGCCTACTTCATTAACGCCAACTCCGCCACCGCTCCCGGCATCGTGGACGCAGACCGCAATCCTGTTCTGACCCGCTCCGAAGTGTATTCCGGCGTGTACGGCAGAGCTTCCATCAACCTGTACGCTTTCAACAGCAATGGCAACAAGGGCATCGCCTGCGGTCTGAACAATCTGCAGCTCATCCGTCCCGGCGAACCCCTGGGCGGCAAGGCCAGTGCCGAAGCTGACTTCGCAACTGACGACGACGAGGATTTCCTCGGTTAAGACAAGGGAGGTAAACGGCCATGACAATGTTTCAGACAATTCTGCTTTTTGCTGTTCTCGCCATCTGGCTGTGCATCAGCGCAGTCATTCTGATCAGCAGCATCCAGTCCTTCATCTATGACCGCAAGCACGAAAAGCGTGAGCGTGAACAGGCGGCCCGTGACGCAGAGTATCACGAAAACCGCATGAAGCTGCTGGAGAAATAAAGTACCAAGCCCCAGGGCGGCGGAGCGATCTGCCGCCCTATTGGGGTATGGAAGGAAGTGACGAAATGCAAACCTTATCAATCGACTTGGAGACTTACAGCGACCAGCCCCTTGCTAAAACAGGTGTGTATCGCTATGTGGAGTCTCCCGATTTTGAAATACTGCTCTTTGCCTACAGCGTGGATGGCGATCCCGTACAGCAGATAGACCTTGCCTGCGGAGAGAAAATCCCACCAGCGATCCTTGCCGCACTGGAGGATGACAAGGTAACCAAGTGGGCCTTCAACGCCAATTTTGAACGCATCTGCCTGTCACGCTTTCTGGGCTATCCGACCGGCGACTATCTGGAGCCGGACTCCTGGAAATGCTCGATGGTCTGGGCTGCGTACATGGGTCTGCCTTTATCTTTGGAGGGAGCCGGCGCCGTTCTTGGGCTGGAAAAGCAAAAGCTGGCCGAAGGCAAAGACCTCATCAAATATTTCTGCCAGCCCTGTGCGCCAACGAAGTCCAACGGCCAGCGCACCCGCAACCTCCCAAAACACGCCCCGGACAAATGGCTGGCATTTAAAAAATACAACATCCGCGATGTGGAGACGGAGATGTCTATCCAGGCACGGCTCTTAAAGTATCCCGTGCCGGACAGCGTCTGGGAGGAATACCACCTCGATCAGGAGATCAACGACCGCGGCGTGGGTCTGGATATGGAGCTGGTGCGGCAGGCCATTCAGATGGACGGGCGCTCCCGCTCGGAGCTGACCCAGGCGATGAAGGAACTGACCTCACTGGATAATCCCAACTCGGTACAGCAGATGAAGCAGTGGCTTGCGGATAACGGCGTAGAGACCGATACCCTGGGCAAAAAGGCTGTAGCAGAGCTTTTGAAAACTGCGCCGCCGCAGCTGCAAAAGGTACTAACCCTGCGCCAGCAGCTTGCGAAATCCAGCGTTAAAAAATATCAGGCGATGGAGACCGCCGTCTGCGCCGATGGCCGGGCAAGAGGCATGTTCCAGTTTTACGGAGCCAACCGCACCGGGCGGTGGGCAGGCCGCATCATTCAGATGCAGAATCTCCCTCAGAACCATCTGGACGATCTGTCCGAAGCCAGAGGGCTTGTCCGGGCAGGCGGCTTTGACGCTCTGGAAATGCTCTATGAGGATGTGCCGGATACCCTTTCTCAGCTGATCCGCACGGCATTCGTGCCGCAGGAAAACAGGAAATTCATTGTGGCGGACTTCTCCGCGATTGAAGCCAGGGTGATCGCATGGCTTGCCGGCGAGAAATGGCGGCAGGATGTATTCGCCGAGGGCAAGGACATCTACTGCGCCAGCGCGTCCCAGATGTTCGGCGTCCCCGTAGAAAAGCACGGCGTCAACGGTCACCTGCGGCAGAAAGGCAAGATTGCTGAACTGGCTCTCGGCTACGGCGGCTCAGTGGGCGCACTTAAGGCTATGGGCGCACTGGAGATGGGGCTGTCAGAGGACGAGCTTCCAGCTCTGGTTTCCGCATGGCGTCAGGCGAATCCGAAAATCGTGCAGTTCTGGTGGGCGGTTGACCGCGCTGTGATGGAAGCCGTTAGCCGTAGGACTACCACGAAAACACACGGCATCATATTCTCCGCCAGAAACGGGATGCTGTTTATCACTCTGCCGTCCGGCAGGAGCCTTGCCTATGTGAAGCCAAAGATCGGAGAGAACCGTTTCGGCGGCGACTGTATCACCTATGAAGGCGTCGGCGGCACGAAGAAATGGGAACGCATTGACAGCTACGGTCCGAAATTTGTGGAAAACATCGTCCAGGCAACCTCACGAGATATCCTTTGTTACGCCATGAAGACCCTTCGCTGCTGCTCCATCGTCATGCATATCCACGACGAGGTGGTCATTGAAGCCGACCGCCGGATGTCCCTGCAGGCCGTCTGTGACCAGATGGGCAGGACTCCACCCTGGGCAAACGGACTGCAGCTTCGTGCAGATGGCTACGAGACTGATTTTTACAAGAAAGATTAACGAGGTAACACCTATGAGCATCAATAAATTCAACAGCGAGGGCTACTACGACCCTACCACCTATGAAGCCCTCACCAATATAGAAAAAGAAGAACGCGCCCTCCGCGCTTTCCGCCCTATCGTCTACATCTGCTCTCCCTATGCCGGAGAGGTGGCCGCCAATGTGGAGAACGCCCGGAGGTACAGCCGCTTTGCCGTGGACGCCGGATACATTCCCATTGCGCCGCATCTGCTGTTTCCACAGTTTCTCAGTGACGACAACCCGAAGGAGCGCCAGCTGGGGCTGTTCTTTGGAAACACCCTGATGAGCAAATGCTCCGAGGTGTGGGTGTTCGGAGAATACATCTCTTCCGGCATGGAAGCGGAGATCCGCAGAGCCAAATGGAAGAACTAC